GGAATGCCAAATGGCCATTTGCGTGGCGCAGGCAACACACCACAATGTCGTGAAGACACGACTCCACTCGATCATGTTCCCCCAGTGGTGCAAAAGCACGAAAAACTGGGAGGACACAATCAACTAAAACTTCGTATGACTGAGTCATGTCAAACTTTGTCCCATCGGCTGCATACCAGAGAGGATCCTGGATTTCCCCCAAGAGATGATCATGAAGGATTTGCCACCCACCATTGAAGTGAGTGGCCCCAGGCCAGAAACCAATGTCTATGTTAAGTGCTGTGAACTGGCAGAGCAAATCCCCGAAGAGGCGCATAGCCATAGCATAGTCGATGAGAGAACCCGAACAGAACAAGCGGTACTTACGGGACAAGCACTTAGCACGAGGACGCATCTCCTCCTTCTGAGAACCAGTAAACACAGGTGTTGCCACATTGTGATACCGATCCCAGTAGGATTTTATGACGTCTGAATGCTGAGCCCAAGCCCTGCCCTTTGGCAATGATCTAAAAGGGAAACCGGCAGTAGAGGTTTTGTTCATATGGTTGGTCAGGTCATCCCACGACCAGACAATGCTTCTTGAAACTCCTTTCTTCTCCAAATATGTTACATAGTTCGACACGGCTACTTGAACAAGAGATCTATCATAGGTTGAATTGGTCAACGCTGCGCACTGGCTAAACGTATAGTCATAATAACTCCTGTCTGGTCTGACAAGAAGGTAACTATCGTCGGCCTTCATCGTAAGTTTGTCCTCTGCATATGTGTAATACGCGTTCACGAGATGCTTGTCCTCGCGCGGTCGCATAATTGAAGAAACACAGTTGGCAGAAACTAACAACTCGTCGTGAGGACCGTCAAAGTCACTCTCAAAACGCCAGTACTCGAAATTAGAGATCGTACGCAAGCCACCGAGCGTCAACACATCTAATGAAAATCCGAGTGAGAAACGCTAAGGATCACGTTCCCACCGGCAGTAGCACCCATGTGAAGACCTAATAAGTAGACTTTGTCCTGCTCAGTCACAAAGAAGGGCGACCCCGAACTTCCAGGTTGTGTGGATGTGGAGACGGTGTAACAATACTGACCAGAACCTTCCGTCGGTGAACGAGTTCGGACGACCCCGGTAGTGTAGTGACCAACACCACTAAGAACAGGTTGACCCCACAGGGCATCACCCACTCCCGCAGGCTCAGGTGCAAGGCGAATCTTGGAGGACCCTGGAAGAGCTCGCTTGAGAGGAATAGTAATCAACGCGTCATCTGCACAAGTGTACGGTTTTCGCTTGATCCCATCCAATTTCGCTAACTCGACTATTTCTCCCCCGATCTTCAGAGATTGAGCATGATCAAACACATGAGCTAAGGTAAGGACTTTACCTTGGACGAAAACCCCATTTCCGCATTGCTTCTCACCCTTAACATCACCAAAGAAAGTGACGAAATTGGCAGTAGGCACACGGATAGGAGCAACTCCAAACATGGCTTCGGTAGACAATCCACCTTTTGTGTAAGATCTGCGTTTGTGAACAACACGCGCTGCAGCGCCAGGG